CTCTTCAGCCGAGATATCCGGCCCGGACAGCGACAGGATTTCCGCCACCCTCACCCCCCCATGGAATAGGGCGGTGCCAATACCGGGCGCGGATTGGGTCATGGCCTTCCGCTGGAGCGGCTAAGACCAGACTATCGCGCCGGAAATCCGAATCGAAATACTGGCAGTTACTTGAGATGCCGGATCGGCGCTGAAGCCCATCGTCAACGGCAAGCCATTGAAGACTGCTGTCGTCTCTGGCGAAGTCGGGAACACCAACTCGTAGTTCCTCTTCGTGCCAGCCACGATGTCATCGCGGAGGGATACTTGACCAGCATCCTTGATCCAGTTGACCTCGATGTCGATCGTGCCGCCGTCTTTCAGCCCGGAGATATACTCCTTGAACTCGTTCGGCGAATCGAGATTCGTCACCTCGATCTCTTCGGCTGAGATGTTCGGGCCGGAGATCGTCAGGATTTCGGCGATTGTGGTGAAAACTTCCGGGCTGGCGGCGTCGCCGACCCCGAATGTAGTACCTATGCCTTTTACCGCTGCTGTCATTTTGCTCTGCTCCTATTCATGCAAACTTGCCATGACGGTGAAACTGATAATCAGATAATCCTGGTCCCCGTCGAACACCGCCACATCTGTTTCGTCGATGATGTGAACGATCTGGACGTTAACACCGCCAAAATCACCTGTCACGCCATGGATCACCGGGCGCATTTCATCTGCCACCGCCTCGGCACTGGCTGCGTTCCGCGCGACGATATCGATGCGCAGCGTGACATCGTGCAGAGTTGACGGCCCTGACAGCATCAGTTCGCTCTGCGTTGAATTGCGCTGATACGTCGCCGCCGGGTACAGCGTTTCCTGCGGCAGTCTCTCGCGATAGAACCGGTCACCCAGCAACGGAACGCCGGCATCGACTACGACTTTCAGTCCTTGTTCGAGATCCATTATCTGGCCTTCCTCCGCCGCGCGCGTTTCATTATGCGCTGAGTCTCTTTCCTGATGACGCTCTGTATCACCGAGTGTATCTTCGGCGCAATCATCGACTGCGTCGAATTCACCGCTCGAGTCAGCGGGAATTTACCCGGGATGTTGCGCTTCGCCCGGACATGACGGAACCCGTACTCGACCAAGTGAGCATGACGAATGCCGTAATTAAATACTTCCGGGCCTATCTTCCGGCGATAGTGCGTGATCCATTTCCGCAGCGCTACCGTCGATGACCGCTTCGGCCCTACGCGAATACCGCGTTTCAACGGCGTGTTGTTCCGCCACTGGTACGCCTTCGTGGCCGACGCCAATGCGCCGGATCCTCCCATGTTGTAGTTGGCCTTCGCGGCCTTCACAACCGGCTGCGCGCCGACCCACATCGCTTTCAGGAACACCTTCTTCTGAGTTTTGAAGTCGCCCATGAACGAACGCATGATCAGTTTCCTGACCTCCTCCATGCCGGTCCAATGAATGTCTACCTGAACGCGGGGCATCAGTTCGCACCCGGCCACTCGTTGACCATGCACTCGATCTCGCGGTCGCGCTCGTTGATGTTCGCCACAGAGATGATGTCGAAGAAGCGGCTGCCAAGGGAGATGCGATGCTTCGGCGTGATGCCGGCCAACTCGGACGACCACCTGAACCTGACCCGGTGCGTGATCCTTGATTCGACCTGATTGACCCCGAAGAACTCTTCGCCTTCCAGCGGCTGGATCGATGCCCACACATCACCGATGTTGACTGAATTCTTGGAGGCATCACCCCACGAGTCGGTGACATCGTCCTGCCGCAGGATCGAGATCCGCTTGTTTTTCTGGCCGATAATCACAACACTTCCTTCGCCATGATTTCGAGATCCTGGTCGCCGAGATTGCGGAACGAGATGATGTCGAAATATCTGTCCGGCGTCCGGTATGTCCAGACGCGATAGTCCCTTAAATGCCATCCCTGAAAGCCGGGTTGTATGTTCCGCTCAGTCTGGACAAGAATTCCTGCCACAAAATTGATCCCGAAAAACGTGCCGTCTGCGACGTCCTCGGCCTTGTCGCCATCCGGCTGCGGGTTGTTGTCTTGATCGACCTTCCGCCAGCGAACCGGGTTCGGCAACGCCCCGAATTCCTTGGTCGTGTCGATGAGGATCGTTTCCGACGCCCCGAACGCGGTGCCGCTAAAAATCTCAAGCGGCGCTGGCAGCAACGTAGTGCTGGGGAATGACAATCTCCATGACGGTGAAAGATTCAGGCCGTCAAGGCGGTTGCCCGCCATCTCCGAATCCCAGCGCGTCCAGATACGGTGGGTCATCTCAGAGTGAACCTGTCTTTGCTTGAACATCTGCTTGCCTTCGAGCGGCATGATCGATGCCCAAACCGAGAACCGCTTCTCGTAGAGGTGATGCTCAGTGTCGAGCGGGCGCGCCAACTCGATGATCTTATTTTTCTTCCCCGTCATCATTCTTGGAATAACCTGTCCAGCGCTCCGAACCAGTTGATCTGATACGGCCCCGCGTAACTCTGGGCGACCGGCGTCCAGCGGCCCTTTGCGTTAAAGAAATCAACCGAACTGCGGAGCTCGTAGAGATCGGCCATCTTATATTTGAACGCCGACAGGAGGTCTTCAGGGATGTCAGTCGAAGCGGCCCCGTAGCCAACTGTGAACTCAACGATGACCGGGACCAACGTCTGGCGAATATCCGGCCAACTCTCGCCCCACGCCGGCAGAACTAATCCGCCGTCATCAGGCGTCAGGTCGATCTGAAAGGTGCCGTCCACTTTCGGGCTGACGGTCTGGTCCCGCGGAGTCTGCGTGTTCCCGTCACCATCGACGTAACTGAGAACTTCCACCGACAGGCATTGCCCGCCGGGGAGCCGGAGTCGCGGATCGGTCCCAGCGTTAAGTGTGCGAGGGAAGCGATCGAGAACTGCGCGCCAAGTCTGCGTGAGCAGTGCGCGGCGAGTGTAGGATTCAGTCCACCGACGTGCTTCCTTGATCAGACTCGTGATCAGCGTGTCGTCCGCCGCGCTGTCCTGTTTCAGCCACAACTTCGCGTCTGTCAGCGTGATCGGCTCGACTGTCGGCGCCGTAAGAATTTTCAATCGCATTTCGTCTCTCCAGTGCGGCTGGCGCTGATCGTAGCACCGCGCACCTGTGGCATCACGCCAGAGTTGTCAGATGCTCGAACATATGGTTGATCGTGGCTTGCCCCCGCTCAACGTACTCGCGTTTCGTCGCCTTCGCACAATCGTCCGGCATCACGTTCTGCTTGATCGGTTTGGCGGTTATCCCGGCGTCGATCGCCAGCCCTTCCATCTTGTGCGACGAAGAAGACCAAACCGCAACCCTCTTCCCGAACATGATGGCGACAAGGGCCGCGTGAAAACTGCCAGTCCGCACTGTCTTCGCTGACTGGATCTCCGGCACAACGAGTTGATAATCCTGCAGGGTGACGACGCCGCTGAAGTGATCAACGATGACGTCAGTGCGACCTCGGCGTGATCGGCTTTTCATCAGCGGGGGCGAACAGAGAATCACATCCGGCACGAGGTCGGCTGCATACCCGGCGTCTGCCAGCGCAGCAACGCTGCAACTCTCCCGCGCGGAGACGTAGAGGAAATCCGGCAGGAATTCGAGATGCCGGGTGTTCTTCTCGAAGACCGTGTTGATCAACGCGCACGGAAACTCCTTCGCGATCCGCAGGAGGTCGGCGCGATGATCGTGATGCAGGTTGCCCTCACCGTTAACCAGCACGAGATCCGCAGCCTCGAGGAGCGCCCGGTCAGGCCTGCCGGCACGGCAGTCATCGTGGGGGATCGTACCGATCAGTTCCATATCGTGCGCAGCACAGAGTTCTCGCATCGACTGCATGACCAGTTGGCAACCGAAGTGGGTCCGATTGAATGCGTGTTCGGTGTCGTTGTAGATTACTACCTTCACTGCATCACCCTCAGATTGGTCATGTTTTCCAGAAACGCCTTCTCCTGGTCGGAGTCGTGCGGGCCGCGCGCGTCACTGTCCCGATACCATGTCCGCGATTGGAAGAAATCAAAGCCGACCGCGGTGACCTTATATCGCATGACTCCGCAAAGCCACGCGGCTGTGATCGCGCCAGTCGATGGCCGCGCGCCAGCATAGTTTTTCAGCATTCTGTCGTACACAAGTTGAGTAGGGGAAATCGACTCCGAGTTGCCGATCGGGTAAACGATCCTGCGATTCAACCGGAGTTCGATCACGTCGGTCGGGAGTTTGCCGCGCCAGTACAGGTACTGCGTCCTGTCCGTCGCTGAGAAAGACCAGTGAGTTGTCCTCAAGCCGAGATCGCTGGCTTTGTCTGGAAGCGGCCCTCCGTTGTTCATCCTGACAACGGATTCGTGCGCGTCGATGAACTCTCCCAGTTGCTTGTCCAACAGGCTGGCCGCGTTACCGACCAAGATCATCTTCAAAATTCGATAACCCAGATCGGCGAATGCGGTTGTTGGTGAGCCGGGTGATAAGCCACGTCGCCGCCGAAGGCCCGGATGATCTTGTCCCATTCGGAGTACTCGCGCCGGTTGATGTGCAGCTGCTCCCCCAGATGATTCTTCGAGGACCGGTTGTTTGCAGAGACGGCAAACCCGCGAACAACGACGCGCTTGAGTTCGCCGAGCAGCAACTCATCATCACCCGGGTGGATGTGTTCAAGAACGTCCCAACTCGTCGCCCAGTCAAAGGCCCCGTCATCGAAGGGTAGGTCGTGCGCCCACCCAAATTGCACCTTCTGCTTCAAATTCTCGATCAATTCGGGGACTATCTCCGTCCCCTGACCTGTGAAGCCTCGGCCCTCCATGTAGGCCAACCACTCGCCGCGTCCGCACCCTACATCAAGTAAAGTGCCGGGTGACCAGTGTGCGACGGCCGCCTGACTATCCTTCATCCGGTTGGTCCCGTGCCGGTAGTTTTCCGC